GTAGATCCTTCAGCACTCACCCCTATTAAAGAGGAATAATCATCTATGTTATTAAAATTACTACCGTAAACTTCTTGCCCAAATGACCTTAAAACGTCATCTATTAGAGATAAATCAGCTCCCTTATCTAATTGGTTAGTAGAATTAAGTTTATGAGTTACAGCTTTAGTATAAAGCCAAATTTCATCAAAGAATTGACCCACCATATTAGCAAATAAAACATAATTACTATTATCGGGATTTGATCTAATATATTCGGGTATTACATATAATAAATTATTTGCATTACTTTCATCAAAGAATGAGGCGGATAATAATGCTCCTCCATAATAAAGATTATCTTCATCAGTACTTCCTAGCCAAGTTCTAACTTCGGTTGAAGTTGAAGATTGTAGGGTATAAGGATAAGTGGATGTAGATTTAGGGTATGATTGTGAACCACTTTCATAATAAAGAAAATATTCAAAACCATCAAAAGTAGTAATTAATTCTTTTATATTTTTTTCTAATGTTAATTTACTAGAAGATATTGCTGTAGTATCAGTATCACTGATATTATTTATCGTATCTATATCCGATTGAAAAGATTCTATTTGTTGTACCTTATAGTAAAAATTTCTTAATCTTTGTTCGGCAGATGAAAAATGAATAAAATCATCATAAACACTAACTGAATAACTAGGATTAAGTTGAATACCACTTTGACTAGTAAAATATTCTAATTGGTCTACTGCATCAGTTACAGTAGTAGATATTAAGTTATTTTTAGTTTTAAAATCTGTAGAATTATTTACTTTATCCTTTATCTTTAAATTAGTATTGGGTCCCTTAATAAAGTTTTTAGGAACTTCTCCAGTATCTAATGGAGGAAAAGTAACTTGATACGCCTTAGTTTCAGCTACTTTAGTAACTACAGAAACATTAAGTTTTGTATTAATGTCAGAAGGGAGAGGTTCGAAAAGTTTTACTAATACAGTAAAGGGTTCACTCTCCATATCTAATAAGGTATTTACACCAGTAAAATACCTATCTATACTTTTTATATAAAATTCATCAAAAAAGTTTTGTGAATCCAATTTTTGTTTGAAAGAAGTAAAGGCATTACTTATTTCGTCATTAGTTAGTGTATTTGATTGTAATCTTATTTCCGTTCTATCCGGAGATATTTCAGATATAAAAAATATATCTCCTAACGAGGATGATAACTCATATTCTATAAAATTATAAAAACTAAAATATGTACCAATTGGGTTATTAATCCCATTTGTCATATCACTAGCTGGATCTAATAAAATTTCAGAATAATTATCTGGAGTATATAGTTCTTCTGATATTTTATAATTTCGAAAATCCCCAGTAGATCCTATAAGATTTCTATTAATATCATATATAAAATACTCTATTGTATTTAATTCGGGATCAAATTCTCCACTTTCAAAAGTAGTGGGAACTAATCCCTCAATAGAAGAATTACTTTGAATTGAGTTACCCTGGTTTCCTAAATAATTAGGGGGTATTTCAGTAACTTCTACATTATCTAAATTAACGTCATTAATATAAAATAATTCTTCATCATTATTACCATGTTGTGCTCCAGTCATAGGGGTCCCATTAGGCATAATGTGATAAAATCCTATATAAGTTCTCCCATCCTTATAGGTAAATTGTCCTCCTTCTGTATATAATGAAGCCATTTTCTTATTTAATAATTACTTCCTCCACCTGAAGTACCACCTACACTAATATTACTATTAGTATTAACTCCTGCTAATGATGCTCCAGTTGTTACTACTTCCCTTTCTGATGAAACTACCCCTGTAGAAAACTGTCCTATTAATTCTAAATTTTGTTGTCTAATATCTAGATTTTCTTGTCTCAATTCTGCTATTTCCTGTAATAAAGAATTTAAAGTATCATTCTGAGATTGGAAATTAATATATTCTGTAGATTGATTAATTAAAAACTCATGTGAATTTACTTCTCCATTTTTAGGAATTTCTAAAAATAAATTCTCGTATATTATAAAAAAATCCTCTACGGTAGCCAAATTAGCGTCAAAAAAAGTTTCATCTTGTTTTTTTCTAAGTTGAGAAAATTCAGTATCTACAGTTTCTAAAAATTTTTGTTTATTAAAAACTTGTTTATTAAAGCTTACAGTTCTACTACTCATCCTTCTATTACTTTAAAGGTTAAATCTTCATCAAAAATTTTAGTTTCATTACCTATAGTCATTTGTAATAAAACTGTATAGTATCTTTCTGGTTCTAAGCCATTCATATAAACATTAAAATAACTACCCCTTTCATCAGCACTTAATTTAGTGTAAGATGAATCAAAATCAATTACATATTCGTTAGTTTTACTATCCTTTATAGCATACAAAGAAGATCCAGATGGTAAATAAAAATTCTTAGTATAATTAGAAGCCGTTAAATAGGTTCTAGGAGGGAATTTTTCTATAGCATTTATATTAAATTTAGCTACTTCCTCCGGATAATATTCGTTTTTATTGTTAGTTAAAGAAATTAAAGCTTCCGTAGTTGTTAGTTCTGTAGTAGAAGAAGATCCAGTGTCAAAAATAGAATCATCCCATTTTATTTCTAATTGAGGAGGGTATATGGTATTTGTATCTCTAGAAAAGAATTTTAATTCAGTTTGTTGATTAATATCATTTATAAATTCTTGTGATCCAGATTGTCTTACTATAAAACCATAATTAGTGAATACAGAAGAAGACCAATTTGTTACTATTTCTGTAACTTCAGTATTAATATCTAAGGTGGTGTAATAATCAAAAGATTGAGAAATAGACATAGAAGGAGCTTGACTCGCAGTATACCATGATCCCCCACCTTCATTATTAGATCCCGAAAATGAACCAGTAATTCCTAATGTATTGGTGCCAGTAGTCCAAGTTCCACTTCCTGATGTTAATCTCCAATCCCATGAACATCCATTTACCACTAAAGGATCCGATAAATATTCTCCTGACCCCATATTCCAATTTTGTCCTACGGCATTTACTACAATAGTAGAAGTAGAAGTTAATCCTCTTGCATTAGCGGAATATATTCTTAAGAAAGATTTAGTTATAGACCCACTAGCTATTACATCTATAACATTATAAATTTCATCTAAATCAAATTGAACTAAAAATCTTGATGTTTGGGGGTTAGTCCCATCTTTTTGGACAGGATTACCTATTTTAAAATCAGTAGTTGCCTCAATAATAGAGTCTAATCCCGTATTCATAGCTTGATAACCTGAATATAGGGTAGCATCTTTAGTTGGGAATAGTTTATATATAGCCATTATTGGGAATTAATTTGGTCTAAGTAAGTATTTTCAGGTGTGTATTGTTGAGTAAATTGCTCTGCGGGTTTACCTGCAGTAGGAAAATGTCCTGAAATATTTGTTGAACCCAATGTAGTAGCGGGATATTGTGTGGGGTCAAGATTTGGGTTAGTAGGAGGTATTAAGGAAGTAGCATCTGGAGTTTCAGTTGTTAATTTATTTTCTAAGGGACTAGAATTTTTAGTAACAGGTGAACTGCCTTCAGTATAAGTATTTTGAGGTGTATTAGGTTGTATCCCAGGTATACCATTAACAGGACCCCCTAGGGGTGATGAGTTTTCTAAATCTAGATTAGTTTTATTAAATGAGAATTCTAAGGCCATAATTTATTTTTATAATGGTACTACTTTACCTTTAATATCATCATTAGGAAATTTTACTTCAAAAATCATAGGATCTATAGAAGGGTAAATTACTCTATTAATAGTAGCTCCTTCTATATCATAGGCAAATTGACTATAGTTACCTCCATCTTTATTAATAATTTTAATATCTTTTACAGTTTGTACTCCATCTACTCCATCTAATAAAGGAAATAAATCAGATAAAATTATAGGTTCATTTATTTGAAAATTATCCGTTCTAAAATATACCTGTAATTGGTTAATACAAGCTGTTAAAACATCATTATTGTTAAATCCAGGACGAACTATAATTTCAAATTCTACTCCTATATTAATTATAAAAGCATCCTTAATACTTACACTATCATTTATCATTCTATATTCAGAAAGATATGTCCTTAAATTTTGTTTTAGAGTATTAGAAGCTGTTTTTAATTTTCCATTGGAATTAATGGTTAATATATATAAATCCAAAATACCCGGGATTTCCCCAGGATTAGTTTCTCCTATTAAAGTAGGTATGGCATATGCCCTAGAAATTGTACCAAAATCCGAGGGCATAGAAAGTGCCCTAATTAAATAATCATCTGATGTTACATTTCTTAATTGGGTTGGAAACTGTCCTAAAGTATTAATTTTAACCTGCTCTATACTATCTCCACTTCCACCTCCATCAGCTGCACGAGGATTAGTTACTGCAAGAGAAGCAAATATAGTATTAGCTAGGGAATTATTACTTATTGAATTATTAACAAACCGTATATTCGAAGTAGATGATATTCTATTAATAGTACCAGATTCCACATTAGATTTAACACCCCCTCCTGTTAAGTATCTTACAGTTAATGTTGTATTAGAAGGTGCTATACCATAAGTATTAGTTAAAGTATAATTTAAAGGTGAAAAGGCAGTAGTTAATTTATTTTGTTTAAACGGTAAACCTAAACCTACATTATTAGGATTAGGGGTAATTTCTTCACTATTATCATTAGTGGTTCCCGCCCCAAACTGTAATTCTAAATTAGTAGTATTAGTAAATCTAGAGACAAACCTTCTTTCAACCTGTTTTGTTTTTAATAAAAATGATGCATCTAAATCACTAATATCATAATAAGGATTATTAGGGTTTGTATTTTTTATAGAATTAAACACTAAATCTTGAGATAAATTATCTACTTCATAATATTGATTGCCATCAGAATCAAAAATATCTAAAACCCCTATTATATCATTACCAGTAATGGTCCTAGTAGAAAATTTAGTAGGTGTAGTAAAATTAAAAGTTTTAGTTGAAATAGTAGCAGATATAGCCTTTCTGGTTTTTTTCAATAAATAAAAATCAGGAACATTAGCTGTAATTTTATACAATGTAATTTCGGTAGGGTCTAAAGAAGAAGAAACTGTAAAATCTATTGAATCCTGAATTAGGAAATTAATTCCATTAGTAGTAGTTAAACCTGTATTTTGTGGAATTTTAAGGGCAAAATCAAAATCGGGTGAATATACACCGCTAACTACTTTAGAGGGTACCTGCTGAAATACTTCTATATCTACTGTTGCGGCTTGTGTAACTTTAGGTTTATAGCCCAAGGTATAAGCCATATTAAATATGTTATCGGTTTGCCTAGCATTAGTTAAAAACGTTTCTTGAATTTGGTTATCTAAATAAAATGATAAAACGTCTCCAACATACGCAGCCATTTCTACAAATAGTACACCTGTAGAAGTAGGGGTAAAATCATTAAAAGTAGTAGGAAAATATGTTTTAGAATAATCTAGTAAAGATTGTCTTATACTACTAAAATCCCTATTTAAATATTTTATGTCTCTAGATATCCTGGCCATTTAATTCTAAGTTTATATTATCTGTTAAATTAGTACCACTAATAGAGAAAGTTATGTTAATTATAACTTGATTATTATCTCTTCCACTAAGAACTCGTACATTTCTAATGTTTATTCGGGGAAAATATAAATCAGCAGCATTTCGAACTGCATTATCTAAGGAATCTATTAAATCTTGTTCAGTTTGTTCAAAAAGAAAAGTTCTTAAATTAGCACCAAAATTAGGTTGTAAAGGTCTTTCACCATGGTTAGTTAATAAATAATTAATAAAATTATATTTAATTTGTTCATTAGTATCAAAAGTTGTATTAAACCCACCTGCAGGACCATTAAAAGGTAAAGCTACCCCTACCCCAATATTAAGATTGGGGGGGCTATTGGTTTGACCATTCTGTGGTATAATTCTTGCCATTTTATTTACCTTGTAATAATGCTCCTATTTGATCCATACTAACCTGTCCTGGAGGTAAAGCACCATTTGCGGAATCCATACCAGGTTTTGGAATAAAATTACCCTGAAGGTTATTAGTCGTCATAGTTTGAGCTGTTTCACCTAAAATATCTCTATATGAGCTTCTAAGATTTTCCTTAACTTCAGTTTGCTGAGGGGTAAAAGTTTTATTTTCATTTAACGAAGGAGAAGATTTGCCCTTTACTGCTTCTAATAAAATTTCTTTTAATTCCTCATGTATAACTTCGCGAGTAGCTTCTTTAATAATTTCTTTAAGTCTTTCTACTTTCATTTTTTTCTATTAGTTTATTATAAATACTAAAAATAATAATTTTATCGTTCTTTTTTACGTTTCTTATTTTTTCTTCTTTCTCTAGCTTCTTTTTTTCTATCCTTTCTATCCTGTTTTCTATCCTTTCTAGCTTCTTTTCTAGTTAATTCGCCAGATTTTCTTTGTTGTCTTCTTTCTTCTCTATCTTTTTTACGATCTTTGCGTTTTTCTTTTCTAATTTCCTTTTTAGTGAATCTTTCTTCTGGGGTAAGGTCCTCCATACTTACTTCATCAATTATTTCATTTATATCAACTTCATCTACTTCTACATTAATATCAAGGGGATCTACTAAATCCTCATTTATGGTTTCTGGGACTTCTGGTAGTTCTTCTAAAATAGGGTTAGTAACAAAAACTAAATTATAATTATCTATTTTAAATTCTATTTCATTTATTAACACATTCGGAGTAGTTACAAATGAATAATCTGTAGCTAATTTTTGACTAGGGAATTGTTTATTAGTAGCTACTATTCTTTTTTTAGGAATTGAAGAATCACCATTTAAAAATTGAATTTCGAGTTTAAAATCCTTATATTCTATTGGGTTATTGGAGTTAGGTTGTAATCTATTTAGTAAATCCTCATTAGTAGAGGCATTTTCTTCTTTGGATGATGAATCTCCCAATTCATTTAACAACCCTTCAAATCTTTCATCTATTTTAGCTATATCTTCTTCAGATTGAACTATAGTTAAAATAAATTTGATTACATCTAAAAATGACTCTATAATATCTTTTAACCTTACAGTTAATTCTAAAATTTCATCTATTTTTACTTTTATATTTTCTGAACTATCTTCTATCAGCTGACTCCCTCCTGCTACTTTTTGTGATATATTAGATAAAGTATCCAAAGTATCAGATAAAGTAGTAATAATATTTAAAGGCAAACCAACACCCAAGGGAGCACCCGTTGGTATGGGTAAGGTCTTAATGGTAGTTTGTGCTGTATTAATAGTAGTAGAAGCAGTATTTAAAACTTGACCTGTAGTTCCTAATAATTGTAAGGTTTTCTTAGTATTATTAAGTAAATCTTCTAATGAAACAATTCCTTCTAAAGAAGTAGAAAGAGTTTCCTCAAACCCTTTTACACTATTTTCAATATCTTCTTTTTGTTCATCAGTAAGATTAGATTCTTCCGCTATACGTTTTAAAGTTTCTTCATCTTCTAGAGGAGAAGTATCTGGTGGGTTTCCATTTGCTATGTCCTCTACATCTAATTCTATAGGTATTTCAAAAGGTATTTTATCCACTACCAAATCTACTCCTTTTTGAGCTACATTAAAAATTTGTTTTTCCGCAAAGGTAGATATTTTACTTACGTTATCCCTAGCCGTCTTTAATAATAATAATATGAAACCACTGAAACTCATTATTTAGTAAAGGTTGTTTTTGATTTATAATTCTCTATATTATTAATAATTTTTTGAGCCGAGTTTCTTACTTCCGCTCCTAAAGGAGGTAAACCAGCATTTACTATATAGGGTTGACCACTACCTATTGGGGTAGTTTCAATAGCAGAACCTAATGCTATAAGAGAATTAGCTAAATTTTGTAAATCTTCTAAAAAAGTATCACCTAAAACTAAAGGTTCAACCACATCTAAATCTATACTTCCTAACAATATATCTGATTCGGCTCCTACTACTACTGCTACTCCTTCTTGGGCATCAATATTTACAGTTTCAACTGCATTTAAATTTATAGAATCCGCAGATGTAAGTAATATATCATCTGATTTAGCATTAAATAAAATTCTACCCGAATTTAATATAATTTGTTCACCACTATATTCTTCAGGTGAAATAGGTTCTAAACCCTCTATAAATGAATTATAATTTTTTGAAGCTACATTAATAGGAATTTTTTGGGTAGATGTTAAATAAATGCTAGATTGTTCTTCATTTATATTTTCTACTTGGGGTATCCATGGATCTAAACCATCATCATATTGATTATTTCTTAATATAGTAATAGGATCTCCATCAGTTCCTACAGATGACCATGGATTGGAAATAGAAGAATTATTTACAGTAGATCCAAATCTTAAACTTTGCCCCCATCTACCTTCATAAATTATGTCTCCCTCAAAAGATTGTAAAGGTTTTATATTAGATCTTTCAATAAATGTTCTCCCTAAATTTATTTCCGTTCCTCCATCTTTTATTCTCCTTACTACTCCTCCTTCTGATAATTGATAATCTCTTTTTTGATATTCTGGGATATCACTTCCATCATAGGGACTAGGTACGGCGTTATGATGGTTACTATTCCATATATTTAAAGGAGGAAAATAATAAAATCTTGTTCCCTGTGTATCTGTTTCTATACTCGAATTAGGTAGAGAATACACATAAATTATCTCATTTTTTAAGGGAAAACTTTTAAAATAAGGATTAATAGGTAATGCAAAAGAAGAATTATCTATAGAATTAGGAGTATTACTCCCTATTGGTGTAAAAAAAACTCCACCTATAGCATTCCATTCTCCCTTTTCTTTAAATAATTCTGGATTATCCGTATCATTTATAATAATATCTAATACACGTGCGGGAGTTATAGTAAAGGGTAAAGCACTAGTATTAGTAGTTCTTCTAATATTAGAAAGACCTGTTATTTCCTTAGGCATATTATTCTTTTAATTCAGGAAAGGCACCTTGTAAACCTTCTAGTAATTGATTTTTTTCTTCTTCCGATAGTCCTAATTCATCACCTCCCCCAGTAGCTTGTAAAGTTCTTTGTACTATACCAGCCATTTTTATAAGTTGCTCATTATTTTTAACACTTATTTCCAAATATTCTTTAATTAATGGAACTATTAAAGTAGCATCACCTATTTCCTGGACTAGGGGTTTTAATTCTTTTATTAATGCTGTTACTTGGGTATTTTTCTCTTGTTGAAGTTCGTATATTTCTTCTAAAAGATCAGAGAATTTTTTATCCTTAAAAATTATAGAATCTAATAGTCCCATTTTTCTTATAAATATATAAGAAGTTAAATGTTATTAAATCCACCCATTTTATTAAATTTGCTATATTTCTCTTCAAATATAGAATATAATACTTTAGCATTTTTGGTTATTTGGGGTGTTTTAACATCCATCATTTCTCTTATATAGATATAAAGAGCCTTTTTATTAAAAATATCTATGTTATCTCTTTTTCTAAATAATTCTAAAATACAATCTGCAACTTTAGCATCTTCTTGTTTAGGGAAAAATTCATTTAAATTATCCATACAATAATTAATGTAGTAGTCCATAAATAGAGATAATCTATCCTTTTCGGTAAATTTAGCAAAAGTTAAATCACCCCATTCAAATTCTTCTTCATATGATAATTGGGGTAAAGATTGAATTGAATTACTATGCTCACTATTATTAAAATCATCACTAGTACTAAGTGATAAGTTGCTTATAAGTTTTTTATAATTTTTTTCATTATAAACAATAAGATATCTTTTAACTATAGTACCAAAATATGAATAAGCCTTAGCACCTTTAGATGGGTCAAATAAATGAATTTTTGAAAGAAGGAATGTAATTATCTCATGCTGTAGATCCTCTAAGTCTTCTACATCTGTATTATAAAATTTAAATGTATGTATTATATTTTCAGTTAACTTATAAAAGGGCCAATGTATGTAGCCCTCATAAATGTCACTTCTTTCTTTAGAATTAGTACTTCTGTTATATCTAACTATTGCATCCTCTGTATCCTTAGTGAAATATCTTCTTTTTTGTTTTTGTGCCTTATGTTTTGCTATTATTCGGTCCATTCTCTTCCAGGTTTTTAATATTAAATTCATTAAGAATTTTTTGTAATTCCACAACCTGATTAAAGAAAAAACCTATTTCATCATCTGACTTAAAAGAACCTTTATAATCTAACTTTTTCAATTTTTCATCTGTTAATTCTATAACTTGAGAAAACCTTTCTAAATAACCTAAATAACCCAGAATAATATCCTCTGCTATTTCATTTTTTCGCAGTAAATTGCGAGTAACATACACTAAGGTGCCACATAATAATGTTAATACACCAACTATTATCCAACTTATCATAAATTATCTAACATATTTTTTAAACCTGAACTACTAACAGATGATAAAGCTTTTTTCTTAGCTGAATTAGTAGGTTTAGAAGGTTTAATAGGGGTTTGAGATTTAAATTTAGGTAACCATTCCTTCTCAAATTCAATCCGGGCAGCCATTAAATCAGCCTGATGTAGAATAAAAGGTAAACTGGTACGAGGTTTTTGTTCTGGCATAAATGTTTTTAAATATTTTACATTTGCATCATCATATAAACCATCATGAGTTTGGATAGCCAACATTTCATTAAATGTATATGAAACTCCATGAGATTGTAACATGAATAACCCTCTATCTGGGACAGATGCAAAAGGTACTTCTTTATTAAACATGTATTCTTCCCCTAATTTTTCACGTCTCCACTTATCAGTCTGGGGAATATATGAAGCATTATTTTCATCTCCCATCTTACCTAGATCATGGTTAATGGCCGAGAATACTAATTCTTCAATAGTAAATGTAGATCTGTCCATTTCAAATTCACACCATACATCATATATTTTAAGTGATGCCGCAACAACTCTATTTACATGATCAACATATCCTCCTGGAAATGAATTATGGTATTCCTTTTTATGAGCGGCTGGCATAAGGGATATTCTCTCCTCATACTTTTTATAAAAATCCAATAATTTTTGTTGTCGCTCTCCTGTAATATATTTTTCAATATTACTTATAAATTCATTCCAATTGGATTGAATTTTCTCAGCTGATAACTTCATTAATTACGTCTATTAGTGTTATTGAGTTCATGTCCTGTAATAGGTTCACGTTCGATCTGGGTAGAAATATCCTCTAATACGTCATTTATTTCACTAATTGCATTTTTAAGAGTTCGGGAATCCTGATTTATAGATATCATATGACTAATTCCTCCTAATTTCGCCTGTGCTTTCTGTATTTGGCTTAAATAGTAATTTCTATTTCTCATTATACTTTTTTAAATATTAAATACATTCTAACGAATGTGTTCTGAAGATACGAAATTCCTCTGGGGGAATCACGTTTTTTGTGGAAGACTTTTACAAAAATCTAAAATATTTTTAAGAAGTAAGCACTTTTCATACTCTTCATAACTTTCAAAATATAGAACGCATGTGTTAAGGGTTTCCTTTAATAAATCATCATTAAATTTAATTATAGCATCCTTATGTTCTTCATTATTTAAATCTATATTTGAAATATAATTATATGCCCTATTATATGCTATGAGTTTATAAGCTTCTTCCATTTCTTCTAAATCCAATTCAGCATCATTGGACATATTAATTAAAAATTTTTTAGTAAAATTATCACAATTAGATATTAACTTTTTAAACATACCCAACCAATAAATAGGGGTACTTAAAAGATCATTAAATGAAGTAATTTCAACTGCACTCCCATCTAATTCCTCATTATTAGAAAATAATGAAAATATTTTAGAGATATCAAGCATATTAATAAATATTAAGAATGTAAAGCCGCTAACTCACCTTCTATACCAGCTATTTCAGCGCAAATTTTAGCATACTCTTGTTCTACATTAATTTTTTTAGGATTATCAGGGTGATATTTCCATAAGTCGTCCTGCATATTAGCTAGATCTGCTAATTTATTCAATAAATAGATATGTTCTGTTACTTCTGTAGCCATAGTTTATATAATTATAGTAAAATTACCAATACCTTTTAATCTAATGGATCCATTACCCGTTTTATCAGTAGGTGTAAAATTTATAGATGAACTGCCAGGTGGAACTGCTACACCAAATTTAAATTGATTGGTAACTATATTTTTCTCATTTATATTAACGAAATTACTAAAACTTCCTGTTACAAAATCAGTAGTACCATAGGATATAGCCCCATTAGAATTTCTACCAGTAATTTGCTCTTGAAAAAAATAACCCGAACTACTAGGATTTTGAAATTGAATAGTAATAGCACTATTACCAGAAGCAGTTACTGCTCCATTTCCACTTAACTGTACGGGAGTAAATGTAGGCATATTATTTTGGTATAAATATAGAAAAATACCCCCAATATAGGGGGTATTAATTTAATTAAATAATTAATTTACGTACTCAAGGGCCATATTGAATAACTCTTGGTTAACTTTTTGGTTTTGAGCAAAGTTTTTAATTTTACGAACCTTACGGGTTTTAACTCCGTAATTATACTCAAACATTCCATGAATTACTTTTTCTTGAAGTAAATTAAACGTTGACCAAAGCGAACCATCAGCATCTTCATTACGAGTTGGTTCAAGTAATTCTTTATAATCAATAGTAATTGCTTTTAACTTATCCTCTGAAAAACGAGTTGAAACAGCTTTTTGGGCAAATTCAATTAATTGATCTTGATCCAATTTAATTTCTTTCATTTTATTCATTGAATCAACCGTTAATGGAAGTTGTTCCATAATACCATTAATAGTATTTTGTAATTCTTCAAAATTATAA